GTTGGTCGCAATCATTGTTGTCGTTGTTCTTGTGAGGAAGGAAACGCCACCCTCAAAGGGCAGCGTTTCGTTTTGTTCCCACAAGAGCCAGTCCTGCGGTGCTGTTTTCATGTATCCGTGCCGTCCCCGATCAAGCGTTCCGTTGGCACTTGCGCTTCGATGGCGTCGTAGTCGCCTTGAGCTTCGCGCAGTGTTTCACCGAAGTACGTCAATCCTTCGATTGTGACGTCTCCTGCTACCCACCATTCAAAGGGGTCCGTGTTCTGGTCGGCGAACACTTGGTGGGACACGGAGTTGCTAATGTAGAAGTCCGGCCCGAGCGTCGGGTCCACGACTTCCGTTGACCAGATACGGTTTCGGTTTTCGTCCCATGCTGCCGCAGGGTCTGGACGGTAATACTTGCCTCCCACGTTTGGTGCCCGACGCATCCACTCGTGATTAAGAGGAGCGTACCCAAAGAGATCGTTCGGCAAGCTGTGGCTTTCATCCACTTCTCCATTTCTGATCAATGACACCGGTTGCGGATCGAGTTCATCCGCCGTCCGGTTTGGAAGGTTTTCCACGGTTTGTGCCGTCATGTAGTAGTCCCGTTGCCGCTCGTAGATCATTTCGGGCAGTACCTGACCGCAAACGACTATCACGCCACCTGTCTGAATTTTCGGTGCCCTGATATTAAGCGACAACGATGTACGTCCGTCAGCTACCGACTTGCTCAGGTTTGCGCCGTCTGTCGCGTAGCGTTCCGACATTCCAACGATTGTATCCGTATGATCAAGCAGTATTGGATGTTGCAATGTTTCGTCATTAAAACGAATACCTTGCATCAACTGGTCGATCATCCAGTCCTCAGAGATACCTTGGTATTGGTTACGCAGTTTGGACCACGCTTGCGTTTCCTTCGCTTGTTCTATGTTAGCCAAACTGATTTTGACCGAGCCCTCTTGTAGCTCCGCGTAGATTTCGCTCGCTGCTACGCCAATATCGAATTGGAGATAGTTCGGGCTGTTACCAAGGTTCATGACGTCCGCGGTTGCCTGAAACGTCGGACTTGGGTTTGAAAACGAAGCATCGCCGACGCGGCTGATGCCTTGTACAGGCAATTGACCGCCGGATGTAAAGGCGATTGGTATTTCGCCCTCCACCATTGCGGCGTCGAAGGTTGGAACGACGTGACGCATCTGAGTGTGTTCCCAGAATGCCGGCCCAAGCGTTGTATCGGTATTCACGCGCGGGGTCAGTGACTGAGACCGCTGGCCGGCGATGTAGTTCCAGACCGCGTTATACGCTTCGATATAGTCTGTGTTGATGGTTCCGCCGTCAGGAGCGTGAAGCCCCATTGTTTTAAGAATGCCCGGTTCAGGCGTCTGTCCCGGAGGTGGTTCGTTGTAGGTTGTCGTGCTGAACCACGGGACGACGGTCCCGTCTACCTCCTGCTGTCCGTTGTAGCTGCGGTCAATGGTTCCCATATCCGCGAAGCGTTCAAAGGCCAGCTTGGGCACCAGATAGGCCATCGCGCTTACCCGTACGGGATTTAGCAGCATGTCGGCAGTCTCCGCCATCTGAACGTTTACGTTCAGGCGTGAGGTGTTAGCGCTGTCCTCTCTCAGCAAGGGTATCATTTTGAGCGGGATCAGCTTACCGGCCATCGAGGACGTTACGACGCTTACGCTGTCCGTCCGTCGTGTCCGGCTGTGCTGGATTGGTCCGCGCTTGATGTTGTCCGGCCAAACTTGCGTTGGACGGATTGCACTTGAGTGTTGTTTTTGCATTTCTCAGTTTCCTGTTTGGGTTCGTGTTCGTCCGCCACTTGAGACGGGAGCATTAATAAATCTCCCGAATAGTGACGGGCCGTTGATCTGTTTTCGTTTTGGTGGTGTTTTTCCTTTCGGTTCCTGTGTTTTTTTTCTCCAGCTTTCGAACAGGTCGCGCCCTTTGTCATAGACAAAGATTGCGCCGCCTGTGATGAGTTCGTCCAAATCGGGGCCTACAGGCATTTCCCTAATTGAGCCATCCGGCATGCGGATAGCGACCAACAGGTCCTCTACGTTTTGGTCCGCTTCGTTTTTCGCGTCCAAAGATTGTAAAGCTTTTTGCGACGTTGCCGACACTGCGGGCAGGCTTTGATTTTCGTAATCAAGGCGTTCTTTCCAGTCCTCCTGTGCCCTTGCGTCTGTCGCCCTGTCGATCGCGTCCTGCGCATAGGTTCCTCCGAATGTTTCGATTGCCTCGCCGAGTGCGGCCCTTGCTGTAAGGGGGCTTTGCATGGGGGTCATACTGCCCCCGCTTAGGCCGCCTCCGCCGGCCTTTAGCGCTGTGAGCGGGTTGAAACCCGCCTTTTGTGCGCCCTCTACAATCCATTGGTACTTCTGCCGCTCTGCAGCGGCGTCCGCTTCGCGTTTAAGGCGGTATTGCTTCTGCAAGCCTACCTTTTTCTGTCTGGAGAGCACTCCGCCCAGTAGGGAGGCTCCGCCCTTGATTGCAGCTGCTCCAAGTACGCTCATGTTGTGTTGCTCCGTTGTGAATGTGGCAAGTGTTGTATGATTTTCTATTGCGCGTCAAGCGCGCGTATTCGGTCAGGTCAATGACGGACGTAGCATCAGACAAGCTGACGCAACATCCTATGACCCGATCCGACCAACGATTTTTCGTTGGATCGAAGTTCGCCACATGGCAAGGTTTATAGGAGGGGCTTCACCCCACCTTTAAACCCTGCCCGATATTGGGCGCAACACTCGAATGGAGTACCAAAATGTCTTTAGATTTTAATACAAGCAAGATCAAACCCAAGGTTGATGGATCAGACCCAGTTCGCACTAAGGACGGCGATTTGACGGGGCTGGCGCAGACGGTCATTTTTATGTCGATGTTTGTCGATCTGGGCGAGATTACGCCGAAAACGGCTGACGCGTTCTTTGGCCGCGCCAATCTCTACGAACATGCGTTGGGCGCAATGCGTAAAAATAAAGATGGAAGTGATCTATTTCTGACATTGGAGGAGGTCCGTTCGATGATCGGTTTGACCACCAATGTTGCGAATAAAACCGAAAAAGCGTTCAGAACCAAACTTGGTACTCTGGTTGTGGAACGGCTCGAGAGGAAACTCCGCGCCAACGTTTAACGGTTTTTGGGGGAGGCTCGCTTGGGAGCTTCCCCCTTTTTTTGTGCTTAACTGACAGCTTTATTGGTTAGCACCATTTATAAAATTCGCGGGGACCGGCTGCGCCCGTCCCCGCTGCCCTAATTTTACCGGCCGTTTTGCTGTCCGGTTTGTTCCGACAAGGTGTCCTGTCGTTATATGAGTTTCTTGTTTGTCGCCGCCTTTGATTGAAAACTTTCAGGGCGGCTGGATTGTTTTTGCGTCGTTCTTCGCGTTGCTGTTTAGTTGAACTCGCAAGGCGGGGCGTTGCGCTGACGTTGCGTCTTACGACCCATGATGCAGAGTAATAATCTGTTTTAGGGGTTGTTTGCGGTTTTACCGAGCGCTGCGCGCGGCTAGGCGTCTTATCAGACGCCGCGAAAGGGGTAACGCCCCCTTTCGGACTTACGACTAAGGGGGCTCTCCTAGGGGATACGCCTCCTCTTTTGGCCGTTGTTTTAGGTGTTCTCGCAGAGGTCGCAGTAATGTTGCGCACCTTGGGGGCGCGAGACTGATTGCCAGTTCCACCATTTCGGCCAGTTGTTTGCCCTTTAGCGAAGCGTCTCCGTTTGGAGTAAGAGCTACGACGTCCTGCCATGATATTTTTCCCTCTCTATTAAAGACTTGGACGCGCACTATCGCGTCATTCACAATTAGGTTCATTCCCTCCAGCGCGTAGGTTGTTTCTTTTGTTATGACTGGCAGAACTTCCTGCGGCGCATAGCCATAAATTTTTTCTATGTAGACCTGCAGGGGTTTTTTTAGCTCGCTTGTATCTTGCACGAGATCGCTCAGATATTCGCTTAGTTCTTCGTTTAGCGGCAAGGGCTGATCTGGGCGTTGGACGGCCCATTCATTTAGGTATTCCATAATCATTTTTTCGTAGAGCGAGGTTTCACGTCCTACCGGATAGTAGAACGGTTTCCCGCTTTGCGAATTGTTGTCTGGAATAGTGAAGCGATCACTTTGCGCGAACAGGCTAAGGCCGTTCTTTGCGTGTTCTCTAGCGTATTGAAGCAAGTATTCCGTGCCTAGCATCGGGTTTTTGCTGTATTTCATAACGCTTTTTTCTAGGTTTTCTTTGTTCATGTAGTCCATGAGGTACACGGCACAGCCCTGTTGACTACGGGGGTATTCGGCCTGAACGTTGCCGTGGTCCCAGAAGTCCCAAGCTACGGGTTTATTCATTTCACATTTTGGGGGTTCGTTTTGCCAAAACATTAGTATGTGAAAGTGCGCTCTGTTGCGTTTCTCGCCGTGTTCTCCGACGGCTACGTATTTAAATCTATGCCCCGCTTTACGGAGCTTTTTGAACATGAGTTGCACGTGTTGATAATTGAGCCAGTAGGCGTCAGCGTTTTCGTAGCCTCCGCCATAGGTCAGTGTGATAAACCATGTGCTGTGGCAGGTCTGCTCCTCTGCCAGCATGCGCCCGATCCAGTGGCGCTTACGCGCTTTGATGCATGTGTCGCACTTGCGGCATCTCACATGCTTTGTTTCGCCTTGATATGTCATGTCTATCTTCAATGGATTGGTGCACATTTACAGGTTTTTTTCGCTTGGGGATATTGGTTGTGGTGTCAGTTAAGCAACAGAGGTCAAGGGGGTCTGTTATGTTCCGCCAAAAGGGGTGATTTTGGCGGTCCTCGCGCGGCATGTTTCCATGTACCGCTTGATTGCTCTGTCGGTTTCCTCCTGCGCTTGCTGTGTATATGCTGTTTCGTTCACGGTTTTAGGCTGCAATGTGTATTGCAGGTCGCGCAACGTGTATTCGGCTTCCCGATCCATCTTGCGCGCCGCTCTCTTTACGATTTTGTTTATGAGGATTTTTTCGCTCAAGCTCAGGTCATCCGCATAATCGTAGTGCATGACGACCATCAAAGCTGGTCCGTGCCTCTGTTGTAAGACATCCCCTATCAAGGGGATGCCTTCCTGTGCTGCGTCGTCAATGGCTTTTCTAAGTATCACCATTTCCGGTTGCTGTTTTGTCAGATACTCCATCGGGCGCAGTCTCCGGCTGTGTATCAGGTTCTTCGTTTTCTGAAGCGTCTGTATCGCTTCCGGTAGGGTCGCTGCCCACCTTTTCCGCTTTTGCGGCGGGAAGGTTTGCCAGAGACTGCTCAGTCGTTCCTTTATGTTTGAGCACGGCTGCATCCAATCTTTCTTCGAATTCATGGCGGTCCCTTTCGCGTTGCATTTCGTTTTTACGTTGCATCCGGTAAATTGCCGCCATTTCCGGAGACATCGGTGCAGGTCTATCAAGCGTCGTAAATATTTCTTTGGAGTTTTGCAACCTTTCCTGTATTTTCGACGCAGGGCGCAGCCAGATTGGGCTGTCGCATTGAAATGATATTTCGCCTTTCCCTGTTACTGTTATTTCTTGCTCCCCTTTTCCAAATCCGACTATCAGTCCGAATTCGTTGGTCGCAATCATTGTTGTCGTTGTTCTTGTGAGGAAGGAAACGCCACCCTCAAAGGGCAGCGTTTCGTTTTGTTCCCACAAGAGCCAGTCCTGCGG